CAGCGGCGAAGGGGGTAGTGTCCACCAGTGAAGAAAAAATCGCTGACGTTAACGCCAATGCCCCTGTAGGCACTACTCAAGCTTTGATCGAGCAAGGTGCGGCAGTGTTCTCATCGATCCACGCACGTTTGCATGAGTCACAAGCCCGTGTGCTGAAGATCTTGTGCCGTCTGAATCGTTGGCACTTCGACGAAATGCGCACGTCTGACGTGGTGGCAGATCTTGAGATTAGCCGCGAAGACTTCCAGAAGAATACGGATGTGATCCCAGTATCAGATCCGCACATCTTCTCTGAGACTCAGCGTATGGCGCAGATGCAAGCTGTGTTGTCGTTGGCAGACAAGCACCCTGACCAGTTCAACATGAACAAGGTGCTGGCGCGTTCACTTAAGCAGATGAAGATCCCGAACATCAATGAGTTGATGAAGGATGTTCCTGCACCTGAACAGCGTACATCAGCGGACGAGAATGCGGCTATGTTGATTGGTCAACCTGCATATGCGTATTTGCAACAAGATCACATCGCACACATTCAGGATCACTTGCAGTTTGGCATGAACCCATTCTTGGGTCAGTCACCATTTGCAGACCCAACGTATCTGAATAATTTGATCGAGCACATCAAGCAACACATGACATTGTGGTACTTGAACCGTAGCAATGGTTATGTTGCGCAGTCGCGTGGTGGTCAACCAGTGGATAACTACGATGATCCAATGTTGACAGGGACAATTGACCAGCTTTATACGGCTGTCGGTGCTCACGTTGCGATGGATACTAAGGAAGTGTTCGAGCAGTTTGCTCCAGCGTTCCAGCAGTTGATTCAACAAGCCCAAAAGCGCCAGCAATCACAAAAGCAGGCGTTGCCACCAGACGCACAAGTTGTTCACGATACAAGCATGGCAGAGACTCAGCGCAAAGCCGCGAAGGATCAAGCCGACTTGCAGTTCGACGCAAAGCGTTTGGAGTCGGAAATTCAAAAGCATGCAATGGACAATCAAACAAAGATTGCCATCGAGAACGCAAAGCTTACGCATCAAGCAATTACGGATATTGCACTGTCGCAACCTCCGCAATCTGCGCCTACAATGGGCGCACCAACGGCAGAGATGCCACCACAAGGTATGCCACAAGGTATGCCACAACCTCAAGGAGTCCCAAATGGCAATTTCTGATCAAGAACAAAAGGGCGTAAACGTACCCCAACACAAACGTATGGCTATGGGCGAGAAGCTCACAGGTCAAAGCATGCAATCTAAGGGCAACAGCAAGCCCCAAGGTGGTTTGGCTCAAGCTAAGAAAAAATGATAGATCAACTGATCCATGTGATCAGACTCCGACAAGCAGAATTGGCGCAATCCCTTGCCTTGGGGAATGCGTTCAACTGGGAGTCGTACCAGCGGATGGTCGGTGAATATCAAGGGTTGAAGTACACCCTTGATGCACTCGACAACATTCTGCGAGAAGACGAAGGTAGAGAAGATTAACCCCAATCCTTGGGGCTAAAGGCCGCGCTGAAAAGCGCTTAAATGATGCACCTGAAATATGGTGATTTTTAGGAGTGAGTATGAGTGATAAAGATCCGATCCCGACAATTTCGGGGAGTGAAGGCGTACCTGACGAGCAGGAGCTTAAATGGGCGTTTCCCGACGTGAGTCCGGGGCAAAAGCCGTTCGGTGGTCGCGTAGTTGTACAGCTACGACGCATCAAAAAGACAACTGCCAGCAAGATCATTTTGGTCGCCGAAACCAAAGAGACTGAGAAGTGGCAGAACATGATTGGCAAAGTGGTGGAGATCGGCCCATTGGCGTTCAAAAACCGCGACACCATGCAACCGTGGCCTGAAGGTAGCTGGGCAAGCGTAGGCGACTACGTGCGAGTACCTAAGTGGGGCGGTGACCGTTGGGAACGTGAAGTCCCAAATGAAGACGGTAACGAAGATCCTGTTCTTTTTATGACCATCAACGACCATGAATTGATTGCGAAAGTCACTGACGATCCGCTGTCATTCAAGGCATACGTTTAATCGGAGAATTTCATGAGTACTGATAAAAAGAATCAGCAGAATTGAACATTGAGGAGTCGAAAGACGGCTCCGCAGTGATTGATTTGCCTGAGGACATGATCGCCGCTGGTGATGATGACCAAGACAACCCAAACAAAGTTGATTTGACTGACAAACGTGACGGTGGAGAGGTTTCTCCTGAAGAGGAAGACCATCCAGACGACACAGATGCAGTCAGAGCGGCGAAAAGAGCGCGTCGTAGGTCTAAAAAAGACCTGATTCGCAAAACAAATGAAGAAAAAGATCTCCGTTTGCAACAATTGCAACGTGAGAACGAGGAATTCAAGCGTCGTTTGTCAAATGTTGAGCGTGAGACTAAAAACAGTCAGATTGCTCGCATTGATAAGCACCTTGAAGACCAAAAAGTTCGCTTGGAATACGCCAAGATGAAGCTGTCAGAGGCTGTAGCGGCTGGTGACGGTGACGCTATGGTGCAAGCGCAGACGATGTGGAACGAAGCGCAAGCCGCAGTGGGTGAATTTTCCCGTGCAAAGCAAGCCGCAGAGCGTGAAGCACAGCAAGGACGCAGTGACGTACCAGTCGTTGACCCTTCAGTGCAACGCAACGCCGCTGATTGGATGCGCCGTAACTCATGGTATCGCCCAGATACCTCAGATCGTGACTCACAGATCGCCAAAAAGGTGGACGAACTGCTAGTTACAGAAGGAATGAACCCATCTGACCCAGATTATTGGGATGAATTAGATAATCGCTTGCAAAAAGCACTACCACATCGCTACAATGACAACACAGACAGTAATTCCGCTGTTAGAAAACCGAGGAACGTTGTGGGTAGTTCAGGTCGTGAAGCTTCAGCCGCATTTGGTGGTAACAACCGCACACAATTCGTGCTTTCTCCCGAAAGAGTGAAAGCAATGAAGGAAGTGGGCGCTTGGGACAATCCTGTGCGCAAGAAAGCAATGATCGAAAACTTCATCAAATATGACCGTGCAAACGGCACTCGTTAACTAATACTTGGAAAACTATCATGACTGAATCACGTCTCAAAAAATCTCTCAAAGCTGGTGGACGCAATGATCGCGGAAGCGAGGACGCAACCCGCACAGCCCCTGAGGATAAGTTCATTTCTACGCAGGAACGTCGCAGGATGTGGAGCGAGGAGTGGACGCAATCAGCCTTGCCAAAACTGCCCAACTTAGATGGGTGGCACCTTTGCTGGCTTTCGACAACCAACAGCTACGACTCCATCGATAAGCGGATTCGCCTAGGGTACGTTCCAGTTAAATCTGAAGAGTTACCGGGCTATGAAGACTATCGCGTGAAGGCGGGAGAGCATGTTGGGTATATCTCTTGTAACGAAATGTTACTGTTCAAGCTACCTATGGATGTATTCCAAGAGATCATGCTTCACCATCATTACGACCAACCTCGTGAAGAAGCGGAGAAGATTCGTGTTCAATTGGAAAGCTTGCAAGGTCAGCGTGACAGCAACGGTAAGCGACTTGTGGATGTCGAGGGCGAAGGTCTTGGTAATTTTGATCAACAGCCAAGCAAAACACCCGTATTTTCGGGTTAACCCAAGGAGTTAATTATGAGTTCTACCTCTGCTCCATTTGGCTTGCGCCCCGCGTTCCACCCTTCTGGTCTGGATCGCGCTCAAGCGCTTGCGAATGGTATCGTCTCTGGCTATGCCACTGACATCTTGAAGGGCGCACCTGTGCGCTATAACAGCACTGCTGGTACATCCGTAGCCGCTGGTACTATCACCAACGCCGCCGCAACTGGCGCTTGGTCTGGTGCTTTCGCTGGCGTCGAATATACCGACACTACTGGTCGTCGTCGCGTCAGCAACTACTGGCCTGCCAGCACAACCTTCCAAACAGGTTCATGCGTTGCTTATTTCTACAACGATCAAAACATCGTTTATGAAATTCAGACAGACGCAACCATTGCCCAAACATCTTTGGGTGGTGAGTACAACTTCTCTGCTACAACTGGCTTCACAGTTACTTCTGGCTCAAACGTGACTGGTCTGTCTTCGACAGGTCTGGGCGTGTCTACAGCCGCCGCTAACGGTGCTCAAGGTCAGATGCGTGTCGTTGACATTGCTCCCTATGTGGACAATAACTGGGGTGATAACTTCGTTATTGTTCGTGTTGTTAACGCTCAGTCTCAGTACTTCGGTTCTGTGACAGCAATTGTTTAAGGAGGACTGAAAAATGGCC